ATGGAACAGGGTAAACTAATCCATACCACCAACGTAAACAAAGCCCAAGAGTGCATCAACTTCCTGCTCACTCGACCCAAGCAGGAGATAGTCGGGCTGGGCATGCTCTATGGCAAGCCCGGACTCGGTAAAACCACCTTCGCAACCAGAACGGCCTTCCGTAATGGCTATACCTACCTACGCCTGGAAGCCACTTCTACCCCCAAGACCTTTGCCCAAGACCTGCTGACGAACCTGTATCGCAATTATGGCATCGGAGATTTTATCCCTCATGGATCGACCAATACACTCTTCAAACAGTGCATCCAGATCCTGTGCGAACAAGAAGATGCGGTGATCATCATCGATGAGATCGACTATGCCTTCCGCTACCAGCAACTGCTTGGTTCGATCCGGGACCTAGCTGACGAGACCCTGGCGGTTATCCTGCTGATTGGAATGCAGGGGGCCCGGGATAAACTATCCCGCATCGATGCCCACTACTTTGACCGCTGCAACTACTTCTATGAATTTCAAGATAATACCAAGGAGGATATTATGAAAGTCACCAAGAAAGTGATGAGTGATCCGGTCGACAAGACCACCACAGACTTTGTCTGGACTACAGCAAGGGCAACCTGAGACAGGCCATGAAGGTCATGCATATGCTGGAAGCCCGCCCTAACAAAAACATCCCCTTATCTGAGCTACTGCTCTCGGAGGCCTTATGACACAGCAAGATCTGGTACGCCGCTTCGTTAACCAGTTCAGACGTCCCTTCAACCAGAAAACAGTCTGCGATATGACTGGTGTAAGCCTGGCTATAGTAAATGAAGAAATACGCAAGATGCACTGCGAAGGTGATATCAAGCGTATCTGCCAAGATGAAGAGATCTATGTCTATGCCCATCGCTATGACTTCAAGCTGGCTAATACGCAATCGCATAAGTTAGACTTCAGTAAAATGGAATGCGGGAAACTGCTTAAGATCATAGCCAGCCAGAAGATTGGTAGCATCCGTCAACTCGCTTCGATCTATGGACGCAGCAGGCAGTGGATATACCTCTATCTTGAGGCGATGGCTTCGGTTAAAGTGATTGGTATGGATCAGAGTGGATACTGTGTGCTGAATCCCCCAAACATCCCCATGGTGGGATCGATTGTAATCAAGGATATTTTGGGAGAGCTGCGTAAGCAAGCCGAAATGCCTCCCAAGCAGAGAGCACCTTATCGCTCCAGAAAGCACCTGAATCAGCAGCAACAACAGTCGCTGTAACGCTTACTAATCGGGGGGCATTCTATGACACAGGAAGAGCAAGCACGGAAACTACGGCAAGAAATACATAGGCTCAGGGTGAAGAAGTTCCACTGGCCTTTGGATGCTTTTAAGTTCATCATGGATGGCATGGGCTATGGCAGTTCTTTAACGGCCTTATCGGAAGAGAGGCTGCGAGAGCTTAAGGCTCTGATGCTGAAGTATCGCAAGCATGGACGTCCAAGCGAGTTTACCTTCGATAAGCAGGGCAAGTATATGTTCGCACTTATGAAACGGGCCGGCTGGACTGAATCTCAGTTCAGGGCATTCACCATCAAACACTATTCCAAAAGCCACTGGAATCTGCTCGATCCTAAAGAACGAAGAGCGGTGATCGCTATGTTCCAGTCCTACATCAAAAAACAAGCAAAAGACCAGCTAAATACAGCTATTGATCCTAAGGAGGATTCAAATGAGTAGTAAGCCCAGCAAAACAGCCAAAGAACGCACTCTAACCGATGCTCAGGGTAGGGAATTCCCTGTGAAGGTTCTGCACACTGAGATAGTGGAAAAGGATGCCGCAGTCAAGAAAGCAATGGAATGTGCCCTCAAACTGCAAGAACGGATTATCAATGACAAACAGAAGTTGATCGGATTCATCGAGAGCTATCTCAATGACGCAGCTAAACGTAATGGCTTAGAATGGAAGGGTAATGCTCTGCTGATCAGCTTCGATGAGAAGTATCGGGTTGAGCTACGCTACCGGGAGAAGATACAGTTCGGCATAGAGCTGCAGCTTGCCAAGCAGAAGATCGATGAGTGCATCAGGGTCTGGTCAGTCGACTCTAACGATAATCTCAAAGCCATCATCAATGAAGCCTTCCAAGTGGATAAACGAGGTCAACTTGCCCGTTACCGTATCTTCGCTCTCCGTCGTTACAAGATCAAAGACCCGATCTGGAAAGAAGCAATGGAACTAATCGACAAGGCGATCATGGTTACTTCTACCAAACAGTACATCTCTTTTGCCGTCAGAGATGATGCCGGGAACTACAACAAGATAGTCCTCAACTTCAGCACATTGTAGAATCTGTCGCATCCTTATGCAGCAGAAATTGACCCAAAAGAGGGGGCTATAGATGATGACCGCAGTAATGACACAAGAAATCGAGGTGAGCGTGGACAGTTTCAATGACCGATACTACCGACCGGACGAGATAGCCGACATCCTGAATGTCGACAGATCCACCGTATATCGGATGATCCGAGACATAGCCGATCCACTTCCCGCTTACCGTATCAATGAGAAGGGGCCGCTCAGAGTTCATGGTAAAGACATAAACAAGTATCTGGAAACCCATAAGGTGAGACCTGAATATGAGTAATGCTTTAGAGTTCCGTGTCAAGCGGGACAACTGCAAGGAAACCTATCTCAATGGCAATACCGATCCCATAGAGCTGGCGGTGATCTTCGGAGTATCTGATATCACAGTCCGCAAGTGGATAAAGAGCGGTAAATGGGAAGATCTATTCAAGGAAGAGCGCAAGCTTGACCATGAGATCGGCATCGCCCGCAAACGAGCACTCATCCAGGCACTTAGAGAATATGCCAAGAACCCGGCAGATACTGCTCTGCAAAGCCTTGTATCACTCATTAAGCAGAATCAGAAAGACAATGAACCATCCAAGGAGTTGAATGATTACATCGTTCGCTTCTTGGATCAGGTGACCGACTTTATGATCGAGAAAGGTCATGAGACTCTGCTCAAACAGTTCCAGGGCATAGTGCTTGACCTTGCCGATTACTTGAGAGTTAGAAATGGATAAATATACAGCCACGGACATGGTTGCCTCCATACAAGCATACCTACCTACCCTCCATACCTACCAAACCTACAGACCCGCGGAGCCGTTGCCACCGGCTCCGCACTTTCATGGTTACCCTCCGAGTCCCGGTTATGTCTAAGAAGTTCATTCAGCGGCATAACAAGGCACTGGCGGAGATCGCTTCAAAAACGATCTCCGTCTTGCCTTTTATAGACGATAATCCCGAAGCCAAAGCTGAGCGGATAAAGCGTACTAACGGGACTGGATGGGATGCTTTCTCGTTCTTCTGTCACACCTATTTCCCGCATATCTTCCCACTACCTTTTTGCCCAGCGCATGAGACCATGTTCGATGAAACTGATAAGGGCTCAGGCATCATCGCCATTACCGGTTTTCGTGGGCTGGGCAAAACGGTGCTCATGGGAGTGGTCTATCCTATCTGGATGATTATCAAAGGTGAACGCTACATTATCCATACTGCAGCAGACAGCGATCTGGCACAGGAACGGACAGCCTTTACCTTGCACGAGCTACAGAACAATAAACGGCTCACTATGGACTATCCGGAGCTGCAGCCAATGGACAGCTTTGATCTGGACTTCTATCTCAAGAACAAAGCCAGGATCAGAGCCAGGAGCATCAAGCAGTCTCACAGAGGAACTATCAATCCCAAGACTGCCAAGCGACCCGGGCTAATCGTCTGTGATGATATCGATAAAGAAGAGAACATGGGTAACCAGTCCATCGGTAAGAGGCGCATGGAGAAGATATCACAAGAACTTGCCGGAGCACTGGCACCCGATGGCAGTGGCAAAATCATCTGGCTCGGTAACTTGGTGCATCCCAATTATGCCATCTGCCAGTTTCAGGAACTCATATTAGGCGAAATACGGGCAGATAATCATGATTTGGATACAACATGCCAATCAGTCTTGAAAACGCACCAGAAAGCGATTTTGCGCTTCTCTCTCGAAGATGTGCATGGCTTGACCTTATCATCGTAAAAACAGAATGACTCGTGATAAGTTGTTCCACTGTTCCACGAGTCATTCTGATCAGCAAAGATGCACGTCTAAGTTGAGTGATCAATGCATCTCATAGTTATTTGATACTATTTCACAATGCACATTTTCTTGGTTATTGCTTTGCCTTTGTAGGTCATCCGGTAGAAGTAAACTCCTGATCCCACTGACCTGTTGTTCCGGTCTCTGCCATCCCATACCAGTCTATGGTAGCCTTTGGTAAGGGACTCATACCGTATCTCCTTGACCAACTGCCCGCGAATGTTATAAATAGCCAGTTGCGCCGGAGCATCTTCTGGAATCTCAAAGGCTATTGTGGTAGTAGGGTTGAACGGATTGGGATAGTTTTGATGTAAAACAAACGAGATTGGAACTGGCGGAACGTTCGAACTTGCAGGAGTCGAATGCAGAAGTTGGTTGATGTATCCATCCAGGTTTCGTCTGAAGGTTTGCAATGATTTTGGGATGTACTGAGTGTATTTTCCCACATATTGGGCTCGATCATCTGCTGCATTCATAAGCAGGTAGGTGTATCCCAAATCTATTACCGCATAAATTGAGTCTGCTACAGATGGGGGATTCAATATGATATCCTCATACCAATCTACGACAGCCTGATAATCTTCCAACTTGAGATTGCAATAGTTGACCAGATAATCTGCCAGTTTTTCAATCCCTATCTCGTTATGTAGATTTGGTTCAGTAGCATAGAAGTGTTGCAGATCATATATTGCTGCACTGCCTGATCCGCCTGCGGCCATGAGTAACTTTGCAGCTTCTTCTTTGTACTGGGTGTCCGGGTAATTCTCTATCAAATCCTTGAATTGAATCACTGCCATGTCATTGTGTCCGATTCTCAGATTATACTTGGCAAGCTCAAATAGATCCTGATCTGCAGCAATTTCCGGTACCATATTGGATCACAAGAAAAGCGTTCAGAAGGTGAAATCAACCCTAGAGGATCAGACAAATTCCAATAGTTATATGAAACATCATGCTGAGTTGACTCATCGCAATTAGTGCACCGGAGCAAAGCATCTGACGGATGCAAACTGTCATAGATTAGGTTATGCCTAATATCCTTCGGAAAGCTATCATGGGTAAAAGCCATTTCATCCGAGTAATTATTGAAAAATGTCTGATAAGGAGGTTCTTTATTCCCAGCTAAGTACAAACTTGAGTTTCGCAAGCCTCCTAGACCAATATAGTTGTGTTTAACGGCACCGAACGAATTCATTTCGATGTTAGAGTGGTAAGCTTGGATTCCATAGCCGTATTGATTACCTTCGATGTTGTTTCCCCCTAAGGAAAAGACCTTCCCTTGTCCGGATTCGAATAAGGATATCCCAGTGTAATAGTTAGATATTGTATTGTCTGTGATTATGAAACTGGGGTAGGAATAGATACGAATTGCCGTCGAATCGGGTTTATCATGGAAGTAAGAACCGACTATGGATACAATCAGAGTGTCGTTGGATATGCTTGTATTCACGGCATCCAGGTTGGAAGCGGAGAACTCTGAATTCCTAACCACCAGACTCTGATTATTGTGGGATAAAAAGCTATTGTTGAAGACACTGTTTTCAACACTCAAGAATGTTGCTTCAGTTTTCAGTTTAACTCCCAAAGCACTTGTCCCAATCAACGAAACAGGAGTTGCATCCTTAAGTGTGATATGATAGCCGGGAATAGGTGTTTCAGAAACAAACGATACGTTATTACGGGCTTCTAGAGTGCTGTTTTCCACATACAATGAGCCATTTTCTTCAAAGAATACTGAAACGTTATCATCAATAACCAGTATTTTACCGTCAGATATGATTATTGGGGTAACTATTGTTATGCACGTGTCATCCCAGATCGTTAATGAGTCAACAGGGCTGCCTTCTATTGTTGTCCCGCTATACTCATAAGCACCTATGTCAATCCTGCCACCAACGATTCTATTCCTTAAGTTCAGATCTGTCAGAGTGTGATACACATTTACATCACCGTTGTTTACGCAGGGACTATCGGGTTTGAGATTATAGTTGTGAGAGTCATTGATCAATAGGGGAGGTTGATCTACTTCACCATAACAATCATTATAGGTTATCATAGAACCAGTTTGACACTCTACGGCACTCGGTGTTTGGCGTATAAAGCTGTTATTCACAGGCATAGATGACCCATTATTCAAACGTGCTTCAAAGCCAATTGGTGCTGAATTCGACCAATGTAAGTTGTTTATTGAGTTCAGTCGTGATCCATCAATAAACACTCCGCCTCCAGATACTGAACCGACATTGTGGGCTATAGTGTTGTTGCTAAAGTCGACTTCGGAATCTTCAAGATACAATCCCCCACCGTTTACGGCGCTATTACTGCTGATCTGGTTGTTAACCAAGATGAGTCCATTTGAGTTTTGAATGGCTATCGCACCACCCTTGTCATTACATGAGTTGGCAATAAACTTCGAGAGGCTGATTTCCACATTGGACTCGCAGTCTTGCATCCTGACAGCACCCCCAATAAGGCAACTTGTCGAATCTGCAGTTCCATTTACATTGAACAGGTTCCTGGAGAGGTTATTCGGTGAGTCTATATTGATAAGTTGGATCGCACCACCAAACTGGGCTTTATTGCCGTTAAACGTATTATCTGAGACATTAGACACTGAATCATTGTTAAGGATGGCACCTCCGGCATAAGCATAGTTAGAATCAAAGGAGTTCTGGTTAATAACTGCTATTGCGCCACCAACAACACTAACAGCACCTCCTCCATAAGCCATTGAGCGAATTCCTGATTTATCAGAACCTAAGGCGATACTATCAAAGAAGTGATTACCAATAATCCGCAGAAGCCCAGCGTTTGCGTAAATACTCCCTCCAGAACCAGATGCTGAGTTGGCATGAAATTGGTTATCGAGAATAGCATGCTCAACACTGGATGTCTGACTATTGATCAGCGAGATCGCTCCACCACAAGTTCCATTTACTTCAGGAGTGAAACTTGTATCAAGAGGATAACCCGCAGTGTTCAAGCTGAATAGATTGTCTTGCAGATGCAGCTTGGAGTAATTAGAACAGATTGCACCACCGGAGCCTTCTTTCACCTTGTTTGAAGTGAATTGGGAATTTGTTATTAGTATGGAATCCTGGAGAGCTATATTAGTAACATAAATCGCTCCACCACTGTCAGATGCCTGGTTACTGCTGAAAGAGCAGTTGTCGATCTGAATAGCAGGATAGCCATTGATGTACATAACCCCGCCATTTGAGGCATCATGCCCTGTATGTATAGTACCTGAGTAGGCTTTCCCGTTGGAGAATGAGCAATGCAGAAAGGTTGAACTCCCTGCAGATATCCCACCTTCAAAGTTAAAGCCATACCAGGATGGGTTTCCCGGTGCTGTACTAAAGCTGATCCCTGCGGTCTCTGTTCCTTGAGCATCAACTGAACCATTTACTTTGATCATCGAGTTATTCTGAGCCAAAAACGATACTCCGGGATCGAGATGCAGGGTTCCAGTATTTGTAACGTTCAAATCATTGATGAAATGGGTGGGGGAATAGGTTATCTCAACATAGTCAGGTATAGTATCTCTTGTGCATACCCAGTACTGACCCATAAACTCGTAGGCACCTATGTCGATTATGGGTGTACCATTACTGACATTGATCCTGGGGTTTCCCAAGGCATCCTCCCCATCCAGGTTTGAATCTCTTGTACCCCCATTCACACACAACGATGTTTTATAAAGCTGATAAGGGGTAGGACTTGCTGAATCAAATGCAGGATCATCTAACAGGCAATTCTGAGTAGATGTTCCCTGCAAAGAACCACTTGTGATTTGCAGCGTGTCCTCTATTGCGCAATTGACCAGATCAATAATCTGCCCATTAAGGCAGTGGATTGAGTTTCCACTTGATTGGGAATTATCCCAGATGATGGTATTTTTAATTACTATGCCCAGAGAATCGCAGACGATTGCACCACCCATACCTGATGCGATATTGTCTGCAATAGTGTTGTTGTCAAAACGTCCCACAGAATTCTTCAGATAAAGGCCAGCACCTATTGAAGCATGGTTTTGAACAACTGCATTGCTGACTATAGAACCGCTCCCATCCTGATATATGGCACCACCAGCAATTGCGGATGACTGACGGATCTCATTTGATCTAAGAATACGCTGTTCCGTTAGCAGTTTCGTGCTTCCTCTATCTGCTTTAGATACTGGATTTTGAATATAGATTGCCCCACCCTTACCATTAGCCGATGCAGCCAGACAATTTGTGAAGTTGTTGCGGGTGATAGCATAGTTTGAATCAAACAATGCCAGTGCTCCGCCTGAGTCATGTGAGCTACAGTTAGAGAAGGATGAGTTTTCTACTTCAAGATTACCCTCATGTGACGTGATAGCGCCTCCGCTAGCGAGGGCAATATTCTGGTTAAAAGATGTGTTTACAACATTCATCGAAGCAGTTGATCCTACTACGGCAATTGCTCCACCGATATTGGCGGTATTCAGAGAAAAGTCCGTTCCTGCACCGATTGTTAACTGTCCACCAGCATGATAAACAGCACCTCCAGTACCATTAAGATCACCATTCTGTTCAAACACACTGGACGATATCGTCACATTGCTCTGGTCTCCACTGACAGACAGTGCGCCACCATTAACCGCAATGTTACTAATGAAATTCGATTCCGACACAGTAACCAAGGCATCACTGGAATATATTGCTCCTCCGCTTTGAACTGCTTGGTTATTGTTGAACTCAGTATTCTCAATGACTAACTCTGAACCAAGTCCCTCTGTTGCAATCGACCCACCTCTCACTGCAGCATTATCAGCAAACACAATATTGTCTATCAGGATTTTCCCATTGCCAAGATAGATGCAACCACCATCATAATCCGACCTATTGCCTTGGAATACAGAACTATTGAGCAATATACTGTGATATCCCTCGGAATGGATTGCCCCGCCACCTTCTTCAGTACGATTGTAATCATTTGCATTGAACACAAATACGCTATCCATGCGGGAAGTCCCGTCTGCATTGTTCAAAAAAGCAATACCCTTCCACCCGGAAAGCGAGTCGACTCCTGCAAAAGTTACACTAAAATGCTGGTTCAATGAACGCCTGGCATGTAGTTCCCCATACACTCTGAACATACTGGTAGAATCAGCTTTTACAGCAACCTCAGCCTTGTAGGGTCTGATAGTGAGTCTCGTCTGAGAACAAACCTCAACATTAGATTTTATCTCTATCTGAGGGCAAACCCATAGAGTATCAGCAGAAATCACGTTTGATACTTCTAGCTCGCTTGGGTTATTAGTCACCACCAGCGGGATTCCTTGACCAGATAACTCTATAGTTCGGTCTGGATCGTAGGGGTCATTGCTCGTTAATGTTATCATACCACTGTAATCAGTTATTAGATAAGGGATATATCGAGCATGAACAAATATTGAGTCACCGGGCGGTATGCTTAGTTGCTGCATCTGTCCCAACCCGTACCAAGTGAGATTTTTCACATAATCAATAGAGCGTGGACTGGAACCCTGACGCTGATAGAGATCAGTGGTTACCGAAGCAAGGCTTAGCGAACCTGATGATTGTCTTGTCTGATTGCCACGCGATCTATCTGAACCACTATTCCTTTCAATTGGAGCAACCACTGTGTTTTTCCGCTCCGGCTCAAGAGAATCGCTAATCGCATACTGAAAATCTGCAGTAACCTGAAGAGAGTCGATCACCAATTCTGCATTACCTGTGTTTTTGAAGATTACATACTCTCTACCAAAGGAAGGTGTGTTGTTAGCCGGGAAATCTCCCAGAACAAGGGTAGAATCTGACATGCTGAGTTCAGCCGCCCGACCTATTCCTGAGACATGGATTACTACAGACTGGTAGAGACTGTCACTGGTAGCGATTGTGATGAATTTGTTCAGATAATCCGTTCGATGATAGGTCGGTAAGAACGTAACTTTCAGATCGACAAAAGACTCCAGACTATCTGGGCTATTTGAGTTATATCCCGTTGGAACCGTGAGTGGAAAAGTCTGATCTACTGTGAAACCTGTTGGTAAGTTTATGCTATAAAGCTCCAAGTCCTCCGTTCCAATATTCGCAATCCGGATCGTGCTGTCCGCCACACAGAATACATCAACCATGCCAAAGTCTATCATGGCATCGCTGATCGTCAGTTCCGGTTTCATTATCTCTATTGCGCCGATATCTAAAGATCGGCCTGAAACCCGGGGATTACCCATAACATCTACATAACCTCTAATATCGGTTTCTTCAAGTATTGCTGCATTCCCTGCATTTAGCAACATTGATGATTGGGTAGGCACGATGAAACCCGCGCTGTTGGTATAAACCGCACCAAATTGCCCAGTATAAACAGTATCTACAATGGCAGCAATAGATAGATTGATATTCTGTTCGTAATTTGGAAGATAACAATGGCTTAGTTTGAATTCATGCGTGGACGCAAGATTATCAGAAGTAATTTGGTGATTATCGCTACCGCTGTTCCAAAACAGACAATTTATTAGACTAACATCGTTTTCCAGGGTGCTTTTCAAGGCATTTCCTTGATTAGCAAAAGAACAATTGTATAATGATAACACATCATTGAGGCCTTCGGTGTGGATCGCCCAGCCATTTGTTGGTGGGCTCAGTTGCCCTGTGTTATCACTAAAGTAGCAATTATACACATTAACCTTAGAAGAATCTGCAGGAGTACCCGTGATGTGTATAGCTCCACCTCCGGTTAAATATGTCCGATTACTTAAGAACAATGTGCTGATAATCTCTGCATTTGTATTCTTCAGGGATAGTCCAGCTCCATGATGATTGGAAGTATTAGTTGCAGTATTCGAGCGAATCGTAGAATAGTGCAATTGAAGAGTGCCATTCTCAGAGTAGATACCACCCCCAGCATTCATCTCAATGACACAATTATCGATAACTGCTCTATTATAGTTCTGAATTGATAAAGCCCTTCTACTTGAATGTTTTACTGTGCAGTAACTAAGAGTCAAATTGGGTTTTATCGCATCATTTGTTTAGTAAATATCAATTCCATCCCAAGTCTGAGTAGAATCAGAACAAACAAAGCTTATCGGTTGGCTTTCGTTTCCGCTGGCAATAAGCGTACCTTTAACAATAATCTTCTTTCCTGGAGCAATTCTAACAGAAACGCCTTTGTCAATTATTAAGGCTTCTCCATTATCAACAGTGAAATCATCTGTAAAGGTAACATCGGTAACATAATGAAAAATTCCAGCATAACCAACAGGATCATCCCGTCCAACAGTTAACTTTCCCGATGCTTCCCATCTCAACTGAGCTGGATTAAATTCATCCCCTGGATTTAGTGGCCAGTTAGAAAATACGGGAAAAAAGTCAGGTCTATTTACCTTGTAATATGAATAGTTACTGTCCCACACATCAGAATCCCATTCTTTGTTACTGTTAAAAACTTTCCCCCAAAAGTTGATTGCTCGTTGCTTTGTGCTCTTTTCAAACTGAGGATCTCCCTTTAATCGCCTCGGAAAAGCATAAAAATTAGACAAAAACCAGTGGGTACATTTCATATAGTTGTTAACAATTAGCTGACGTGGTTGACAAAACCATGCATCCCATGGAATGTTACCCGGGGCTAGGTTGAAGAAGACACTTTCAATAGCCCAAGGCCCATAAGTGTGCATACCGATATCGTTGATTCTGTTACGTAGAAATGTGTTCTTCAGCCCGTTTTTTCCGTGGAATGAATCTACCCAAATACATCTGATGCTATTTCCCTCAATTAGATTCAATGAGGGTCCATTTTCTGTATCTAAGTAACTCCCATAATATTCACTAGTAGGCTGACCATGTATGACTATATCGCCAGTATATTCTTGTCCGTAGAGAACGGAGTTTTCACTATTAACAGGATCTCGAATGTAATTATAACTGATGACATTGTACTTTGATCTATCCGCAACAACTACCCCATGACGTAGATGTGTAAAAATATTGTTCTCAATCAAGCACTGCTCGGTATAATCACCCAAATATGTACCATATCCGAATCCTCCGCCTCCATGATCGACAGCGTTTACAAATAGGCAGCCTGATACCGATACATGATTAGTAACATTTCCCAATGATCCCCGGATAAATAAATGATTTTTATATGGCACATTACTCTCTACTCCACTTATCCAGCATTGTGTTGCATTATAAATAAGTATATTATTACCACGTTCATTAGTCCCATGAAAACTTGACTCGCTGTGATAAGCAGAATGCATATTCGTTTCGACATAAACCGTCAAAGAATCAAAAACAGCGCTTATGAAGTTTGCATTATATTGACTCCTACTTATATTAATATCTTCTATACCTACTCTTGATTTCGAATTCCTAATCTCAAAACAATTACTACGATACTGCTCTATAGTCATAGTGTTATTTTGGGTGTCTCTTATATCAAAATAAACATATGTAGAGTTCGATCCACTCCCTTTTAAACATATGTTGCTTGGAAGTATTAATGTTTCTGTTAATAGATACTTACCAGCGGGTATGATTATCCTTGATTGAAATGGAGGGGTTGTCTGATTTCTTGAAATCCATTCAAACAACTCCCTAAATGATACAACATCGTTGGTTGTTTCGTCCAAATCAGCACTAGGTACTGGATTATTATTTATGTCGACAATCCAATCTGGAAGCGATAACATATTATATGTAGAGTCGGCTACAGGTATAGTTTGTAGACCAGCTGACATCCAGGAAGCATAGACGTTATCTTCTGGTGCTAATTGCTCATCAATAATGTTAGTGGAGTAGATATTTGTAGCGCAAAAGAACAGTATCACAATATAATAAACACAATGTTTCACACTTATCTCCTTGCCAAATCACAATAGAAATATACCATTGAGCCATCCCAGGCACTTGCCAAGTTCCTTACTTGATCTATCGATACACTGGATGGAATACCAGCTACAAATTCGCTTACATGATTACTAACTAAATATTTCCAAATTTCATCATGTTGTTTTGAGGGGTAATAAATGACATCACCTGATTGAGAAGATGAGAACAATCCATAACCACCAACAACAGTTCCAGACTCAATACATTCCTCGCTGCTGTAAAGCAAGTTTATAACTTTGAGCAAGCCCGGATCACAGATCAAGTGAATTTGGTCATCTGACAAATAAAACCGATGCGTTTCAGCACAGCCAGTACCTACAAAGGCAAGATCAGAGCCGTCAAGATTAGACTTATTTAGCTGTCCAGGTAAAGTGAAATACAACTTTTTGTCACTTTCGTTGTAAACTAAGTTGGCAAGGTACCGTCCGAGGGAAGGAAGAGTAACGATTTCCTGGGTTTCCATATTCAGGTAAGCTCCATAGTTTGTGTAATCTTTTTGCTGGTTGATCTGAGTATATGAACTGAAGCACAAGATGTTTCCAGATTTTGAAATCACAGGGTTTTTGTAACGACTTGCAGAGATATTTGATGTTAACTGTCTTAGATGAAGAGTTGGATATGTAAGTTCATATAGATTCCTATTTGCACTAAAATACATCTTAGAGCCATCAGATAGCTGTGAAACTCTGCTAAGCTGGTCATTTATTAAGGTATCAGGTGTTATCCTAACTAAGCTTAAGTCTTGCGGGTCATGCAACCACATAGCATCGGAGTAGATTAGAAGTTTGCCATCAACCATTGAGTACATTTCTTTGATGCCTGATGTAATGAATGGGTCTTTTTGGATCAAAGTAAAATTTGTACCATCTGCATTAATGCTACATAACCATGTCTCTAATGGTTGTGGAAGAGGATCGGTAATGCAAGAATTCAACAATAGCGTGAGACCCGCCAATATAGCCAGATGTAAGTAACTTTTCATACCTTCCTCCTACCTTTCTGCTTTGTTATATATTTTGAGCTGAAAGGCACTTTGTTTAACCAGCCCATGATTGCCTTCAAAGACTTCTGTATTATCCCAATACACCGCCATTAGCTTGGCTGGCAGTAGCTTGGGCACCGATTCTGAGAAATAGACTTTGCTTAGTTCCTGCACAGTGTGTCTGATTTCAGGAGTAATGCCTTCCATAATTGGCACTTCAAGAGCCCTTACGAGGCAATTCAAGCTTGACCTTTCCAGCGAGAAGTTCTCTCTTTGAGTTAAACTCGAAAACATAGGTTTAGTAATGCCTTCCGGTAAACTGGGATTACTTGCTCTGGTGTTTTGACTCTTCATAGTCAGCATTCTGGTTTCCACTTCAGAAGATGAGAGCAGTTGTGGTCTTTGCTCTACCCCGTCTTCATCATATCCCCAATACTCCAACAAGGTATTACTCTGAAGATCAATTCGGTAATACAGGATGTTACCTTCGAACTCCTCCTTGATTGTAGAAACATATCCAATTCGCTCAGTAACCTCCAGGCTGCATAGTTCCGGTTCTTCCCTTTGTGAAGGGTGATCCGCAATCTCATATTGGACATAATCCCCCGCCAGCAGGTCATTCCCAAAGCGATATGGGAAAGTTGATTGCACATAAGCCAGCATATCCCTTTGAGCTTCAGACTCCACTTGAGAGTCATCTTCATAAGCGGTTGCCCATCCCATCGAGCAACACAGCATCATAACAAAACATGTGACAAGCACCATATTACGGTATTTATCCATCTCTCTACTCCTACTTTTTCTACTTGAATTCATGTAATTAATAATCGCATTGAATGTCAATAACTTTCTCTGTCGCATCCTTATACATCCGTATTTGTGTTAATGCAGTGTACTGGCTTCTTTGCTTTGGATTGAGTAATAACTGACATTGCAGGGAGATACAATGCAAGCTAAATTATTGGAACGTATGAAATAACAACTGCTGAGACATGATGGTCTGCGACTGAAGCCTTACCGCTGCACAGCAGGTAAATTAACCATCGGAGTGGGTCGGAATTTGGATGTTTGTGGCATCTCCCAGAGGGAAGCTTATGTACTCTTAGAAGACGATATTCTGCAGTGTGAGAGGCAAATTCTGGCTGAGATTCCAAAAATCTATCTTCAGATTGATGAGGTACGTAAGTCGGTGCTGCTCAATATGTGCTTTAACATGGGCATAAAAGGACTACTTAGCTTCAAGAATACGCTTGCGTTCATTGAAGTAGGTGACTGGGAACGGGCTGCCAATAACATGCTTGTATCCAAGTGGGCGAAGCAGGTAGGTCGCAGAGCCATAGAGTTATCCGAGCTAATGAGGAAAGGTAAGTGATCCCGATCCCTGTCGAGACAGCCGATGTGATGGCAGTGCTCAATCTGCCCAAGGAGATGGAAGACAATCTTGTGTTCAAAGAGCATCGCATAGTTGTTTTGGAGATGATCCGGGCTTTGGTTCTGCCTGAGCATTATGTTCGGGCAATTCAAGAAGAGATGCCAGATGATGATCCCTTCCTGATCTCTTTTCGTTTTGGGTTTTGTTTCCTGATGCTGCACAGCACAGTCGAGTTCCTCAATTTGAAGACCCTGGGCGAGGGTATCGTCAAGACTGTAGGTTTAGACCAATCTGCTACCGAACTGCTCACAGGTGGCGAAATTGACGCATTTAAAGCCAAGCTCGAGCTGCGAGCGTTATCCATACTTCGTGAGTATCTCAATCCAAGTGGCCTGCAGAGATTGGAAGAGCTTAAACCGAGGCTTCCGAGATCAATTCGAGTGGGGGTGATATGAGATTTTACCACGAATCAACACGAATAAAAAGCACGAATGGGCACGAATGATGGGTGACGATATTATGAGAGAAATCTATCTGGCTATTTATACTGCTCTGGAGAGTCGTCTGCACCTAATTGGCTCTGTTATTGATGCCGAGTCCCGCAAGGAGATTCTGGCACAGCAGATCTATGACAAGGGCGACTTCTACGGCAATACCGGCTATCTGCTGCAGACCACCGATACTGCCATGATCCTGAGAGTGGGCTCCAACGTTAAGCATGAGCCTTTCGTTTTGGGTGGCAAAGTGCCTTCCTGGACTCCGATTGCCCCGCTGATCGCTTGGGTCGAACGCAAACACCTGTCTTGGACCGACAAAGAGACAGGGAAAGCTCTGACCGTAGCCGAGATCGCTTATCTCATCAGGGGCAAGATCAAAAGGGAAGGCATTGCTGCCCGTAATGTGTTCGCATCTGTCATAGCTAACCGGGAGCAGTGGATTTATCAGCAGTTGAACGATATCGAGGTGAGCCTGTGACCGCACTTGAGAAATATCAAGCCGAACGCTATCGCATCTCTGAAGCTCTGAAGCTGGCAGGAGTGGCAGAGATTCTCTACAGCAAGGACAATATTCCCAAGAACCTGCCTTGCGCCATCCTGATCCTCGACTCCGAGACAGGTAAGCATGGCACTTCCCGGCAGTACGTGGATACCGATATCGCCTGGACGGTCTTCCTGATCGTCAATGCCCAGAACGTCACTGATCCAGACATAGAGATATACTCGCTCAAAGAGAAGTTCAGGTCTATCTACATCCAGCTGATGAACCGGGATCTGCCCAGTGTTGAATACTATACCAGCCGCATTGATGGCACACGCCTGGTCAGAATCGCCAAGATCGACCTGCTGAAAAGCGGTACCGGAGCGGGCTCATGAGAGTGATGCGATTAGGTGCCTATAACCTTGCGATCAGCTCTGCAAGTGATCTCTTGGAGACCAAGTATAAGCCAGATCCCATTGATCTATCCAAGTTGAGTAGAGTCGGCAAGCAGTTGGTATCCAAGGCAGCTGAGACCAAGAAAGTGGTCTCACAACCCTACTCCATGAGCAATCTGCTCAACCTTCTTGATACCGATGAGTATCACTCCGGTTGTATCGATGCCCTGACTATGGCAACCATCATGCAGTTTGAATGCAAGAACAGCCAGGTTAAAGCTTGGATGGAAGCTGCGGAGTTCCCAGCCTGTGAAGACCAGACTACTATCCTGGCTGAGATGATCAAGTTCTATCTCGCCAGTGGGAATGGCTTCCTGATCAAGATGCGTAACGCACAGGGTCAGTGGATGGGACTGGAACGCATGCTACCCTCTGAAGTGCAGATCGTGGAGAACTATGACGAGTTCGGTTTCTTTCGACCTAACTATATCCAAGTGAAGAACAACCAAAAGAAGGACTTCGCCTATGCAGATATCATCCACATCAAAAAGAGCACCCACAGGTCGAACGCCTGGGGTCTGGCCTGCCTGCCTATAGCGATCAATGTTGAGATACTCTCCGAGATCAAGACATTTGACTATAACAACTTCAAGAACGGTCTCATGATCGATTACTTCATGATCGTGGAAGGTGGCACCCTCAGAGACGGCACCGTTACTGACGAAGCTGGCAATGAAGTACTGACTGATGCCTATACCGAGATCGAGAAGGCACTGATCGAAGTTAAAGGCAATGCCAAGAGCCACTCCACAGTCCTGATCGAGAGTGAGAGCCGGGATGTGAAGATACGCCTTGAGCCACTGCGCCAGCAGGATCGAGAGGGTGGGTTTATCACTCTGAAGAAGGACTTGCGGGAAGGTATCTTCGCTTATCACCGGGTCCCGGCAAGGATCGTCTCACAGCTTATTCCAGGGCAGCTTGGTGGAGATAATAAGAGCGATATGCTGATGTTCTACCACTTCGTAGTCAAACCGCTGCAGAATCGCCTGGCACGCACCCTGGCAATAGAATTCAACTATGAGTTCGGATGGAATGTAACTCCGGACGACTTCAACTTTGGTAACTTAACTGAGAAGCTGCAATCTGCGGATGAGCAGCTCTTTATGCAGAACCGCAATCTATGAAACACCTAAATAGCAATCACCAATATCACAACACCATAGGAGGTACTGTGAATATATTCGGAACCAAGAGCAGGATCGTCCAAAAGGGCGAACTGCGTAATGTGGAAGTCGAGCTGGTCTCGCTCCTCTTTGATGAGATGAACCCGGCTAACCAGAAGGGCTTTGTGGTCAAGAATGCCAGTGGCAGAAGCTTTGAACACAAGATCAACTCCACCAAGTTCAAGAGTGAAACATCTGGCACTCAGGGACGTCTTTACGTCACTCTGATGGAACCCAACATCCATGACAGCCAGGGGGACTATTACACTCGGGAAGAGATTCAGAAGTCCTGTGATCACTTTGCCAAGCATGGTTTAGTCGGTAAATGCGATGTGAATCACAATATGCAGCCAGTGCCGGAGTTCACCGTAGTGGAGAACTATATCCTCAAGACCAGCGACCGAGAGCATTTTCCAGATGCTAAAGTGGGTTCTTGGGTGCAAGTTCTCAAATGCGAAAACCTGCAAAGTGAACTCTGGCAGAAGGTCGAGAAAGGCGAGTTCAATGGTGTCTCCATCTATGGACGGGCTGATGACTACAGTGGTACCGAAGCCAGCCTTGCCGAGATCAAGAACGAACTGGGCAGCTTACGTAAGGTAGCAGAATTGAATAACAACAGTGAGATGCAGAAAGGCATCACTGCCATTACAGAGCGGATTACCGAACTCGAGAAGAGTAGTGGAACCGTGATCGTCTCCGAAGCCATCAAGAGCATCGAGAAGAGCCTGAAAGACCTATCTGTTACCATGAGCAGAGCCATCTCCAAGTCCATACCCGGAGAGCCGGATGCCAACCAGTTGAATGTGGACAAGGAAGTCACCATTGATGGTAACAAGATCGTGGTTAAGGCAAGCCACCGTGAGATCTACAAAGGCATCTCCGATGTCGATTCCGGTAAAGCCATGAACATCCTGACTGCCAATACCACTTCACTGTTTATTGATGAAGTGATCGGTTCTCAGCCGGGTGATACCCTCTCAGACATCTCGGTTATACCACTACTCAAAGATGAGAAGATCGATGTGGGCTTGATCGATGACCTGGTCTTCAAGAACTCACTTGATGGAGCATTGACTGCTCAGGGCGTATCCACAGCCGATCTGTCTGTTCCTACCGGGATACTCAATGCCGAGTTTACCTTAGGACGTGATGTAGTCGAGTTCTACAAGGACAAGTACGGTGAGGATGCCTTCGGAGCCTATGTGGAGAACCATATCGCCAAGAAGACCGAGAAGGCCATCCGACTGCTCCTGTTCAAAGGTGACAGAGCATCTGGTACTGATAAACTCAAAGCCTTGAACGGCATCATCAAACTCGCCACTACCGCCACAGATGTGACTGATATCGATAACGATACCTACGTCACCTTTGCCGAACGCTTCGAAGCTGCTCTGCTTAACTTCTCCGATGAGATACTGGAAGAGCAGGAGAGCTTCAAGTTCTATGTCTCCCAGAAAGACCTCATCCGTATCAGAAGTGAACTCGCCAAGCGTGAGACTGCTGCCGGAGACCGTTTACTGCTCGAAGGTGGCAACGTATCCTTTGCCGGTATCCCCGTCAAAGCCAGGCTGATGCCTGATGACTATATCATCGGTGGACTACCCAAGTTCATCATTATCGGTTACCGTACCGATGCCGAGCTGAAGGTTGAGCACCATGGCGCAGACTGGAAGTACCACTGGTACATCCGTATCCGTCCCGGCATCACCTATATCTCCGGCTTCATCAAAGTGTTCAAACTAACCACCTAAGCACAAACCATAATAGATTAAAGGAGAATCAATGGACTTCATCATTGCCAACCAAGCCTTCATCTTAGGGCTTATCACCACCCTGATCGTCTGGATCATTTTCCGTGTAACGGGTAAGACCTTGGATAAGACCAAGATCAATTCCGCTCTGGCGATTATTCTCGATATCATCCAGGATATCAAGATCAACCCTGCCACCAAGAACCTCGATGACTATGCCAAGAAACAACTGGCAGTGGAGCGAGCCACCAAGAGCCTCCCTGCCAAACAGACTAATCTGGTCATGAAGGTCTTTGGCACGATCGGGGGAGCAGTGGAATACGTCTTCCACAACCGTAAATGGCTGTTCAGCATCGGCAAAGCCATCAAGGGGATATTCTAATGCCTCCCACACCAATCTCTCAACCCACATATCCGGCTCCTATGACGGAGTCGGATTTGCAGTTCAATGCCCTGATGGACGTGATGGTGGCAGACGATATCTACTTCGGCATAGGTGCCTATACCGAGACCGATGTCAATACGCTATATGCCACTCAAGGTAGTGTCAAAATCGAACTGAGCACCAACTTCGATCTGCTTGGAGAGCTTGCTGAGAAGCCCGGCAAGGCTGATTCCAAGATCACCAAGCTCAAGACCCGGAACTATGCCATACCAGGTAAGCGAACCTCCACTGTGGAACTCAGTATCGTTGGTCTTTCTGTGAGGCAGAAGAACTTCCTTGAGAGCAGTGCTTTCATGGGTAAGAACACTACCATCGTGATCTCATCCAAGGGTATGGACCGAGTGGTCATCTTCAATGGCTTACGCTGGACGGTGGACTGGTCGGGTGAAGCTGATGGTCTGTTCACAGTAGTAATCTCCACCGAGTTCTCCGGAATCACCAACGGCAAGATATTCCTGCTTAAGGACATCCCGGCAGGAGCTTAGTTAACAAACGTATAAACAACCAAGGATTGAACATGGATTGCCAATGTAAACCCGAGATCAAACAACGCATCGACAGCGTGCATGAGGAGATCTACGGCAATGGTAACAGCAATAACTCACTGGTAACTCGTATGGCGAGAGTGGAGACGAACATGAAGCTGCTTCTGGGCGTCTCCACTACCCAGTTCTTCATGCTGATCGGCGTTGCCATCAAGATGTTCTTTGGACAATAGAAAAGGAAATACAATGAAGCGAGAACCCAAACTCAGCTATAACCAGTTGCGGCAGATACTTTGTCTCACCATCTCCAACCAGACCCTGAAAGCCAAACTTGAGGACTTCCTCTCCGGCAAGGTGACCAAGGTAAGTGAAGTGGAACTGCTGGAACTAATTTCTCAATCGGAAGCCGATAAAGAGCTGATCCATATCCTCTCCCGACAAGACCCCACCGATATGGATGCACTTGATGCCCTGGAGTATATCTCTGCTTTTTTCGTCTATATCAGAGCCAGCAAAGAGAGGTTCAGCGTTTGGCTCGGGAGTTTCGGATTAGCAGTGACCAGCGAAACAAAGCCAGATACCCCTACGAGGGCTTCGAAATGATTATGCGTAAGCTTGGCTTTACCACTGAGGACTTTGCTAATCTCACCCTGCCGGAGCTCTACTTGAGGCTCTGTCTTACCAGTACAAGAGGAGACATTTAATGGATGCTTTAATCGGATGGATCGGTGGCAAACGGCTGCTGAGAAAGACCATATCGCAATACGTGCCAACTGACATCACAGGCTACATTGAATCTTTCGGTGGGGCTGCTTGGATGCTGCTCTTCAAGGATAAGTGGGGAGACTTAGAGGTCTATAACGACCTCGACTATCGTCTGGTCAATCTCTTCCTGCAGGTGAAATACCATCCTGATGAGCTGATCAAAGAGTTAGACTGGTTAGTAGCCAGCCGTAAGCTCTTTGGTGATATCTTCAAGCAGGAAGGCTTAACTGAGATACAGCGGGCAGCGAGGTTTATGTTCCTGATCACCCGTAGCTTCGGCTCAAAAGGCGATAGCTTCGGCACCTCTCAGAAGCGTGGTACCTCCAGTATGTATAACCGTCTGGAGCGTATTAAAGCTCTGCACAAACGCTTGGACATGGTTATCATCGAGAACCTCTCCTACGAGAAAGTGATTGAGAAGTATGACACCAAAAGCAACTTCTTCTACTGCGACCCACCCTACATGCTGGGCTATACCTATGAGAACTCCAAGCAGTTCAGTCATGAGACCTTGCGGGATATTCTGAAAGGCATCAAGGGACGCTTTATCCTTTCCTACGATGACAATCCAGAAGTGCTGAAGTTCTACAAAGGCTACGATATCAGGCATGTAACCCGCACCAAAGGTATCAACCGCAAAGAAGGTAAAAGTGAGTTCAATGAAGTGATCATCGCCAACTTTGATCTCGTAGAAGCTGATCTGGATACTGCCAAACCCAAAGATAAACCCCAGGCTAAAACCACCAAAGAAATCAGGGGGATATCATGAACAGCATCATCTCCTGGGTAGGTGGCAAGCGTCTGCTCCGCAAGAAGATACTGCCACTCATCCCCAAGCATGATCTCTACTGTGAAGTCTTTGGCGGTGCTGCCTGGATACTATTTGGTAAATCCCAAAATAAGGAAGACTGGCAGACCGGACCCAAAAGCAGATACACCGAAGTCTATAACGATATCAATGGTGATCTGGTGAACTTCTGGAAGTACATAAAGCAGCACCCTGAAGCGTTTGTGACAGAGTTGAATCAATACCTCGTATCCAGAGAGATGTTCGACACGTTTGCCCAACATGAGCCTAGAACAGAGCTTGAACGGGCGATCCGTTTCTACTTCCAGTTGTCTTGCAGTTACGGCTCAAGATCAAAGAACTTCTGCATTATACAGGGCTACAAGTATATGCCACTGCGTAACCTGGAGAAGGTGAAAGCAGCTTCGGAACGGCTCAGACAGGTGATTATCGAAAAGCAGGATTTTGCGAAGCTCATTGCCCGTTTTGATACGCCCAATACCTTCTTCTACCTCGACCCACCCTATTACACGAAGGAGCATCTATACGACCGGGAAGACGCAGACGCATTCACCAAGCATGAAGAGCTGGCAGCCATCCTCAAGAAGATAAAAGGGAAGTTCCTGCTATCTTACAATAATGACCCTTACATCCGCACACTCTACCAAGGCTTAACCATTGATGAAGTCGAAGCGCAATACACTGTTTCAGGTGCTTTCCAGACTGAGACTGAGTTATTGATTAGGAATTATGGAACGTATCTTCAAAGCAGAAAATGCAAATCAACTGAAAAAAACAAAAAAAAGTGTTGGCAGCTTCCACATTTAAACTATATTTAAAATATGGTCGTTATATCTTGAGACAAGTATGTGTTTTTAATAAAGACAAGGAGGTTGAGATGATGAGAAAGCTGTCCTTATTTCTACTGGGGCTGCTCTTATGGGGAGCAGCATATTCAACGCCAGCTTCAATTCTTCAGTACAAGATTGAACCAACCGAAGCACAAAAAGCTGAATTCTTTAGAAAGGCAAGCAAAGATCCCGAGTTATACTCTTACAATCCTATGCATGTAGGGAATGTCTGGTGGTATGAGAGAGATTGGGACAATCCCGAGGAACCAGAAGGTCCTGCTTTCGTCGGAAGGGAAATAGTTGACTCGCTATCTATTGAGGGAGATATCCATTATCTGATCCGGGGTGGACTAGGTGCTCCGAATGGATTTTGGGTGCGGAATGTCGGAGACGTTACTATACTATGGGATCATCATAACGAAGCTATATATGACGATCTGGACAATAACCCTGAAACCAATTTTTTAAATAACGAAGATTTTTCAATAACAGGAGAAACTCCAGATGAGGCTACTCATGTATGGTCTCTTTATTGGCCGACATTCCCGTTTGGCTGTTATCTTGTAGATTCTGGCTGGATCGACTACTTTGGTTGTACTACACAATTTAGATTGTATAATTACTTTCCCCCATATGGAGATGCATTTTACTCGCTGATGTGGGTTAGAGGTTTTGGACCTGTTTTTCTTGAAACCGAATGGGGGCAAGCGTATCTGGTTGCATGTAGGATAAATAGCGTAACATACGGGGATGTGCCATCTGCAAACAACGATGAGATTACTCAGACAATCCCTGACATCAAGTTAAATGCTACTCCTAACCCATCTCAGTACAATTTTGTTATTTACTATGAAATCCCATTGAAGTACCAAAAAGTACAACTACAAATATTTAACATGCGAGGGCAAATCGTACGTGATGTATCGGTACAGGATACTGGTAATTTCTTATGGAATTGCAAGGATATGAATGATATAAAGGTCCCATCCGGTCTTTACTTCATCAAGATAAAAACCAGCGATGGATTAGGTAGAGTAATAAAAATAACTGTTATCAAATGAGGAGACGACATGAAAGCTCTTTTTATTCTTTTATTTCTTCTTGCTACAGCAGCAGGTATCCAATGTCAATTATTTCCAGGACTTGAACCTTTAGACAATGCTTTTCTTTATGAATCACCGAGAGATCCTGATTTGGGCTTAAGGGGAGGTTACAATGTAACTGCTAATGGCATTCTTCGTGTTCCTGTGATTTTTGTAGATCGTGAAGAAGATACTGTACCATCTGCGCATTGGCCTTTGGGTGGAGATCCGTTATATATACAGGATTTCATTGATAGCCAACCCTATGTCGCAGGGCAGGTGTGGCCAAGACTAAATCTTTCGAAATATATGCATACGATGTCTAATGGAATGTTCAATCTAATAGGTGATACTTATCGCTATACAATCCCTGCGGGAATGTCATTTAGCTCAATGTACACTCTGACTACACATGTTCTTACTGTTATGGACTCTAATATCGACTATTCAGATTATGATAATTGGCAGGGGATTGCTAATTACAATTTTCAACCTACCCTGATGGTGAAGTAG